CAAGTACCCGTCATCAGGATCCATACATTTTAGCAAATCTTCCATTTGCGCTTCAGTAAACTTTTCTTGTCTATTCGCCTTCTTTATAAGGACGCCGTCGAGTGATTGTGCCATATTAATATTTAGTGAAAAAAATAGGCTCCTAAGAGCCTATTGAATCTATTATTATTATTCTTGATTAACCAGTTACGGTTAAGAAAGTTGCTTCTATAACGTCGGTGCCTGTTACATCAACGTTGTTTGGTCCTACTGTTGTACCCAATGCTCTAATACGTGCTTGTAAGTCCTCTGGGCTTGTATCTCTGTCTGTAATAATGCTAATCTCACCTGATGCATCGTCTTTTACAGCATACATCAAAGGATTAACTTCTTTTATAATCAGCTCGACTGCTTCATCAACAGCATCATCTTCAGCTCTCAAATCAACATCTGTATTACCAGCAACTTGTACTGTGATTAAAAACCCTTTAGCACCATGGGAATATACATTACCTGCTGTAACACTTAATCCGTGTACTCTTGTTACTGCTACCATTTATCTTTCCTTATTATTTACAACCGCAGCTTGCACAAGCCATTAATTTTACTTTACCTTTTTTGCCACACTCTGGACAGTTTTTTTTTTGTCTTCGTATGTTTCTTCTACGGAGTTGCAATCTTTGATCATTGCTTTTAATTTAGCTTGATCACAGTCTGGATGCATTTTGCAAATTTCTGCTGTAGTTTTTCCATCTTTACACATTTTTGTAATATGTGCCTTGGACGGCATTTTTTCTTGTGCTTCTTCTATAGATTCAAAAGGATTAACGCCTTTCTTAAAGGATGGCTTAACACCCTTCTTAGGCTTATTTCCGCCTTTGTCTTTAAGAGCTTTTTTCATTGGCTCTTTTTTGTCACCATCTTTATCAACATCTAAAAAGTCAGGCTTTGCTTTCTTTTCAGCTAGTAAGTTATAAAGGTGCTCTTTAATACCTTCCATTGCCATTGCATTATCGCCTGGCTGTGCAGCTTTAAATTGTTTCTTGCTACGGTTAATGCCGCCACTTAAATCTTTTGTCATGTAATGATGATCTTTGTGCTCTGGTTCGCCTTCAACACCATCTGGTGAATTTGCCCACTCATCAACATCTACATCTTCGTTCATATCGTCCCACATTGCAGATGCTTCTGCTGCGCCGTAGTCGCTATACTTGTCTACAAAATCTACTTTGTCCATTTGTTGCGCATCGTCAGTCATCTCACGTTTCACCTGACCTTCATCAACGTCTGCATCAATGTCATCATTACAACTACTATCTGTTGTATCTGAATCGCCTGGTACTTCGTCTTTACCTGGAATTTCTGGGTCATCTACAATACCTGCTAACCGTTCCATGTCTAAACGTGGTGAAAGCATTTTTGTGCTTACTGGCTCTGCATCGCCAAGTCCTGCATTTTTCATCATACCTAATAAATCAGCTACATGTTCTTTGCCGCTTGCATTCATTGATATATTTACTGTTACTGGATTACCGTCATTCATTGGAGCCGGTGCTCCCATTGGTGGCATCTCAGCTTCGTTTAATTGTTGTTTGTTTGCTTCGATGTCAGTCATACGCTGAATCATATCTTTCATATTCATAAGTTAGCTCCCTATTGCGCTTTTTGTGTTTTCACTGTCGTCAATGTCTTTTGACTCGCCTACTGGGCCGTCGACAGTGTCGAACCCACGCTCTTTACGAGCTGTTTCTAATTCTTTTAATAAATCCATCACTCTGTTGTTTCCAACTTCTTTTTGGCCATCAACGCTTTCTAGTTCTTCAGTGGTTAATTTTGCAACATATTCACTGTCTTGTGTTTCTTCTTGATATTGCTCTTGTGGTTCCATTGGATTTCTAACAATGATAAAAGACTGATCAATATTGCAACACTGGCCTAAGTACTCTTGTAGTACTTGCGATGTTGTTGGATAGTTAAGTTCTGTTTCAAAATATGTTACTTCCATATTTTGTAATTGTGGAAAATCTAAAGGACGTTCTTGAATTGGGGTTTTCTTGCCCGAAGTCATATTGTTAACTCCGTACTTTTCTAAACATGTCTTTAGCATGTCTTCACAATTTTCTGGAAGCACTCCTGCTATACCAATTTTAAAAGGATATACCTTTTTTGCTTCTATTAAAAATTTTTCAAACGTCATTGTATTAGTTCCTATATATATTATTTATCTGATTGGACGCTTTTTAACTTCTCTAAAAGACTGTTGCGATCTGTTACAACATAGCCTTCACCGTTGACCATGTCGCCGTCACCAATGCCTCCGTCTTTGTCCATTTTTTCTTTTTTAAGTTGTAAGTCGATCATTTTTAGTTTTTTATCTAACTTAGCAACTTTAGCATCTAGGCCTGTTTTTAACATGCCGCCAGCAACTTCAAAAACTCTGCCGCTATAACGTGCTTCTACATTCATACCTAGATCCATTAGATCTTCGTATGCTGTTAATGCACGTTCAGCAATATCATTAAGCTCCTCGTCCGCCATTTTGCCCAAGCCTTTAACAGCCGGTAATGCAGAACTTATTTTATCAAACTCTGCAATATCTCGCAACGATTCTGTATGTTGCACAATAGGCGCTGGCTTAGCTCTAGCCTCTTCTATAATTTCTCTAGATTCTGGTAAATCTAACATTTCTTCTAATTTCTTAGTCATAGTGTTCCCTATTAACTACTAGTATTATTTATCTTCTTTTGCCTTGATGAAAAATATCATCCTCGGTTACTATTCTAAAAAAGATACCTTTTTGTTTGCACCATGCATTTGCTGCTGACCACTTGGCCTGGTTAACTACGAAAGCTGATTGATTCTGTCTTGATTTACCAACTCTTTCATGAAAAGATTGACTAGCTGGCTTTACTTCTATTAGTTCGACTTTTTGTTTGCCTTTTTTATCAATATACACTATAAAAAAGTCTGGTACATATACTGTATGTTTTCCTGTAAAAGGATGTCTGTATGGAATTTTAATTGCTTCACTTGCCCATTGTGCAACACTTGAATGTTCGTCGCAGAATCTCATAAAAGCAAATTCCCAACTTGATCTGTATGTTGGTGTTTTGTTTCCAACATACTTGTCAGGATTTTTTATATTAAATTTGCCCTGTGCGAACTTAGGCATGTTTAGTCCTCAAAGACTTCTATATTTCTGGACTCTACGATATTAGACTGTGAAGGAACTTGAAAGCCTAAACTACTAGTTTTACCTCTAGTATAGTTTAAAATTTCTGCAACTAATGCACTAAGTTGTGAATCATTTAAACCTTTTAATGTATCAAGTAATTTGAAAACAGGTACATTGTCTATCTTTGCTTGTTGTAATAATGTGCTTGCTATACTAGCACTAGCTCTGTCTTCAAAGCCTCTTTTACCAAAGTATGCTAACACAGCATCTACATCATTACTTGGAAATTCTAATTTTTGTTGATAGTAAGTATCAAATAATTCTCTTACTGGTTGGTCACTAGATGTGTAACCTGTTTGTGGTAAGTTTCCTTGTGCCATTATCCGCCGTCTCCTACTGTTACTGGTAGATTGTTTGCTGCCTGTGCAGACGCTACTTTAGCTGCTGATGAACTAGAATTATTAGTAGCACTGTTTGACGTTGCGGTTGTGCCATCATTACTTCCGCCAGTACCGTTTGTTTTAGGTACCAATATGCCTGGCAATCCGCCTACGCCTTTTTTACCTACATTTACAATAGCACCTGTTAAAATACTAAGTCCTTCTGCTTTAAGACTATCTTTACTTAAATTCTTTGCATTTTTAACAGTATTTGCTGCTGTTAATAATGTGCCTAGCCCAAAGGTGCCGCCAGTAATATCACCTAGTACACTTGATGCTCCGTCTAGTATGCCACCACCGCCGAATAAGTTACCTACGCCGCCTCCGGCTACACTTAACGGACTTGGTGTCTTATCATAATGGTCTGTTGCAAACGTTGCAGGACTATCTTCTCCTACAGCGCCTCTACTATATAATACAGCTTCATAGTTAATTGTCATTTTATTTTCTGCAATACCACTACCATCTGTTTGATCCATTGTATCATGGCCCCAAGATTCTATGATAGGATTAACAAGAGTGTATTCGGTATATTCATGTCTGCTAAATTGGTAAAGTTTTATACTTCTAAAAAACGGAACCATTTTATCGTTATCTAAACCAAATCGATATGATCTACCGTTTTCATCTTTATAATTTGAACGAGGATCGTAACTTGCTGTTATATCAGTAATATTGGAATCTCTATAATAATACTTATAGTAGGCTTCCATTAACATTGTTGTTAAGCCTTGATTATCATCATGCATAGTCATAGAGACTGGTGTATAGTCTATACGTGTTTGAACATTCTTTTTACGATTGTATGCATTTTTAACTTCAACAGAAGATCTATATTGAGGTAAGTCAACGTTCTTTACAAGCATATTCATTTCAGCTCTATGCCTATTCTGTATTTTAGGAAACCCTGCTAATACATCGTGCTTGTCGTCTTTATAAAAATTAAAATTTACAAAATAAAGAAATTTTGATTTAGGAGCAAGCCTAAATGCGTTGTCAACATACAATCTAGAAGCATGCTGAAAGTCACCCATACTACCTTTTGGGTTTAATACTCCATTAAAGAAGTTGTCTAAGAATCCGTTTAACTTGTTTGCCATACTAATATTTATCTAAAAAGATTAAGTACGCATATAAAAAAAAGGAAGCCTTATGACTTCCTTTCTTCTATTCTAATAGCAATCTTAGTTAACGTGTTTTATACGCCGCCGCCTGTTACAAGCGTGTTAACTGTTCTACCAACTGACGTACCAATACCTTGTCCTACTGGAGTTTGGATAGCATTGTCATATCTAATTGATAAAGCAATAGTTGCTGCGTCACTTGTTGCATAGTTTAATGAGTTGTAGTTAGCGTTTGTTAAGAAACAACCGTAAAGTTCGAAAGTTTCTAATATTCCAACTTCGTTTGCTCCGTTACCACCATCTAACACTTCAATACGTGTTAAGAATTTGTAGTCAATACCACTAGCTGCACTTGACTGTTCAAAGAAGTCAAATTGTTTCTGTAACTGTTCGCCTACCTGCTTCTGCACATTGTTGCTGACGTCATCACGTACATTCAATGTAATCGGCTCCCATGTATGCTTACCAGCTAAGTAACTTCTTGAGTTATATACATCTAATGTAATTTCCTCAAAAGTTATGTTTGGTCTTGTAACGTCCATAACTTGTTTTGTAAGTTCTGTCGTTGCGTTTGTAACACCAAAATTTTCCAATGTCACTCTAAAGCGATATTGTAGTTTCGGCATCAAAAGTCCCTGGTTGCTTGCGCTTGTGTCGCTCGCTAAAGGAACTGTAATTTTTGATAATGTCGAGATTGCCATTTGTATTTCTCCTGTTGCTAGTATTTATCAAAGTAAGGACCCCTTTTTCAGGGGTCCAATTACTTAATTAAAGTCCTGCAATTTCTCCTGTATTTTTAAGTCTTAATGGAATAAAGATGAATTCCACAGCTTTCACTGGTTCTATTGCAATGTCAAGATATAGTTCATTACGATCTATTCTACTTGGTGTGTTGTTTGATTCGTCACATACAACTAGGAAGTCATAAAGTGCTCTTTGTCCAACAAGTTCTAACATTAGACTTTCTGCTGCACCTTTGATTTCATCTCTGGTTATTTTATCATTTGGTTCAAACAAGTATGGTTTTGCAAGTTTGTTAAGTTGACTACGTAAGTAGATAACCAAACGTGCTACATTGATTCTATCTAATGCACTTGCATTTCTTGCTCTTGTTTTCTGTCCAAATACTACTAAGCCGCTACCGCTTAAGAATGTAATCGGGTTAACAGCATTGCTATAAAGTGTATCACGTTGGCCTTCGTTAAGTGCAATACTTACAAATTCGCCTTCGCTACTAATGTAACCTGCTGCTGTTGCGTTAGTTACGCCACCACGTCTTGTTCCTGCTGGAGCAAACCATGGAAAGCTAACTTGGTCACTTAATGCAATAGTACGTAGCGCCATGTGACTTGGTGGAACAACTACGTTGTTACCTGCGTTATCACTTGTAAAGCCACTTGGGTAGTAAACACCCATGTACTCGTCTCTGCTAACTAAACCGTCATCGTTATCTTCAACAGCTAGTTTAACGTTAGTGCCCCATTCATTTAATGAAGTTGCATCTGGTGTTAATCTCATTGGACTGTCGCCTACAATAAATGCACTTAGTCCACGATCGTAGTTTAAGCTAACCATTTCGCCAATTAGTTCTGGATATGCTGGTGTTGCCATAACGTTAAACAATCTAGACTCATCATCTCTAATGTCATCGTTACTATTAACCATTGCTTGTAACGCTTGTACAACAACTTTACGCTGTGCCTTACGTCCAAAGCTACCTGAGCCATCTGCTTGGTTGCCTGACTCAGTTACCCATCTGTGTGGATAGTAACTAGCCATTGATTCGTCATTATTGAATCTGCCGTTAGTACCGTTAATGTCTACATAGTTACGCTCAAAACGCTTAACGTTAAATCCGCTTCTACGTAAGTTCCATAGCAACATACCTTTTGGATATAGTGCTGGATCTGGAGCATCTGGGTCTAAGTAGTTATTTGTTAGTAAATCAACAATAGTACCTTCTTCAGCTGCATTTGCGCCAGCTGTATTATAACGTGCATCTGCAAACAATATACCGCTTTCAGTAGTTTGGTCTGCTGTGTCTAGTAATGTGAATTTTAAGTTAACACCGTCATATCTATATACTAATGGATAGTTTTCTAAATCTGCTGTGCTAATCCAAAGATCGCCGTCTACTAACGCTGAAGCATCTGACTGTGTTGTAGGTTCTGTTGCTGAAACAATAGGTCCAGCTGGGTTAGTATTTGCATAATCTGAACTAAAGTTCTGATAGCCTACCCAAGTAGTACCATTGTGTATCATCATATCAACTTCATCAACAACACTGTTGTACCAAAGTGCGCCTTGTGCAGCCAATGCACCTGGAGCGTCATCACTTGCTGTGAATATTGCTTTCTTCCAGTTACTTGCTGTTAATACGCTTCCTCTTGTGTATAAGTTAGCTGTTGTTGCAGGGTTACCTATTACAAATGATACAAAGCCAGCTGCTGCAAAGCCGCTGTTTGTGTCTACAATAGTAAAGTCGCCGCCTTGTGTATGCTTAACAATTAATTTGTTATCTGCACTTACTTCTGCTTGAATGTTTTCTAATGCTGAGTTGTTAATAGCACCTGCCATTAAGTCTGCATCGCCTACAGCGCCTGTTGCTGTAAAGCTAATTGTTACAGCACTTTGTAAAGCTGTTTTACCTGCGTCTGATTCAGCAATATTAAATGCATATGACTGAGCACTAAATGTAGCTGCTGTTATAGCACTACCAGTAATAGTAGTTGCACCTGCGTTAGCACGACTGTAAATTGTAAATGCGCCTTGTGGTAGTGTAGCTGATTCTGCGTTTGATGCTACATAAGTAGTTCCTACTGGAAGATTAACTCCACCGCCACTTCTGTCTAATCCGTATAACGCTAATTCTGCTGTACCGTAAATTGGTGCTGTTACGTTATCAAATAATGCTGTGTTAGCATTGTAACGCTTGTACTTCCAATTTGCACCCTGGTTTGGTTCAGTAGTTTTTAACCAAACACTTCCTGTTGGGCGTGGTGTTGAATCGCCTGACTTAAATTCAGGTACACTTGTGTGAGCACTAAGTTGTGTTTTGGGTGCATCATAAGTTGCTGCTACTAAGCCTAGTTTAGCAAGTAAACCATCTGTATCAGCAATAGTAATTCTTTCGTCTTCTGACGCATCATTAAATACATGGAACTTGCCATCAATTGCTGCAAAGCTAATGCCTGCTGATTGGAAACTTGCATCTGCGTTTGCTGTTGCTACTGTAGTTGCTAAGTTTGTATCTTCTGTTACTGTGATAGCGGAACCAGCGCCTACAGTAATAGTCAAGTTTGTTGCACCGCTCAATGTCGGATTAGAAACTGTACCAGCTGTAACCGCATGTGAATTAATCCATGCCGCTGTTCCAACTTTTACCCAACTACCAGTATAGTTTCTGTAATATACTCTAAGTACATCTGTTGTAGCTTTAACGGCGTAATCGCCTATGTTACCAACTGACTCTTTAGGATCACCGTTACCATCTAATTTTGTTGTATCTGTAATAACAATTGGAGTTCTTACGCTAAATGACTGACCGCCTGTGACGTTCTTTGGTGAGCTGTTCCACTCAAAAATACCATATGAACTATCATTAGTATCAAACCAGTTAGTTCCGTCTGCTGGACTATCTTTTGGTTCAACCGCTGTCGGTGATAACACACCTAAGTCAATGTCTGCACGAGTTACGTAAACTCTATTGCTAACACCTAGTAACGAGTAAGCAGCTTGTAAACCATATTCGTTTAGCTCTCCGCCGTGTACTGGGTTGTTATTTGAATCTGTATAAAATACTGGGTCGCCGAATGTTTCAGCTAATTCTCTTTGTGATGTAAGCAAGTACGGTTTACCTGCGTTAGCTTTCAGCGTACCTGCCGCTGTGCCTGTGCCACTTCCGTTAGTTTTATTTTCTGCGGAAGCAACAAAAATCATTGGTACGGTGCCTGGTTCAGCTGGGGTATAAAAACTTTCGTCTATTACCTTAACTTCAACACCTGGTGATGATAATGCCATTTTTTTTCTCCTGTTGAGTAGTTGTTATTATTATTTAGCATAAAATAGGAAATCACCTGTAGAAAACAGCCGATTAAAGGGACCGAAAAGGGCAACTAAATACTAGTATGAGACCATTATGCAAAAATTGTAACAAAAAGCCATGTGCTATAAACTATTATAAAGAAGATAAGCCGTATTACAGGAGCATGTGCGAAAGCTGTGTTAGATACGGAGGACCAGGTCGTGGCATGCCGAGATGGGCACAGTACGGATATGTTAAAAAGTGCGAATGTGAAAAGTGCGGATTTAAATCAAAACATCACGAGCAATTTGATGTATATCATATAGACAGTCGCTTAGATAACTGTCGCCCAAGTAATTTAAAAACTATATGTGCTAACTGTCAACGAACGCTTCAGAAAGAAGGTAGCCGCTGGAAGCAGGGAGATCTAATCCCCGATTTTTAAAAATCGTTCTAATTAAAATATCAACGTTACGTTTTAATCTTTGTAAGTCACCATTATTATCAATAGTGTAATCACACATCCATTGTTCAATGCTCATTGAGCTAGGATCTTCTGTAGGCAAGTGATCTATACGATCTACCCAAATAGCATGATCAAATATTTGTTCATTTTGCATTGCAAAGAACTCACGCTTGTTGCGTAGTCCGCAATAGATATCATGTTCGGCAAATAAGTTTCTTCCTAGTTTTGCTAAGTCGTCACTACAGTAATCATGTATCATATTATACCATTCAGTACGACGATTGTGTCTATCTGCATAGCACTCTTCTTCATCAGCATAACCGTATTGCTCTTTTAGATCATTGAAGATAAAAAGCTCTGAACAAAACTTACTCGATGATTGAAATGTGTAACCGTATGACTCTAGTAATTCACATACAGTGTCTTTACCATGGCGACCATGTCCGACAATTAATAACTTTGGCAACAAAATTTATACTCCTATATTATCTATATAGTATATAATAATTATTGTTACTTGTCAAGTGTTTTTTGATATGCTTCTTCAAACCCGACTTCATGGATATAATTCTCATTATTTCCCCAAAGTCTCTTAAAGTATGAATTGTATATTTGTTCGACTGAGCTGTCACTTTCAACAGGATCAATAAGTTGACCTTTGATCATCCAGTTAAATCTGTTGGCTTCTTTACGCACTTCGGGTGAACACATTGGCTTCTCCTTGTTACATATGTATTTACAAGGATTTAAGATGTTGGCGCTAACGTTGAGGTATTTTAGCCTATTAAGAATCCGTAGCCGACGCCGCCTGCTACCTGTAGTGTTAAGTCTTGCTCTAACTTATCCATTTCTTGTTGTGCTTCTGCTTTGAGTGCATCACCGTTCAAACTTGTTCCGCCTTGCGGTCCTGCAACAGTAGCAAATTTAGATCTTGCTTCACCTAGCATGTACTTACATGCAGCTAATGTGTAGTCTTTGATCCACTGTTTTGCAAGGTAGTCGTCAAACAGCTGAGAGTCTGGTCTATAGTTGTACGCATAAATTAACACTTCTTCTGCGCCTCTTGGACGTTGTAATATTGTTAATTTCTTAGTTGGAGAGTTCCATTTAAATTCAATAAAGCTACCAAACATTCTACCTACAAGTTCTTGATACCCTGCAAACATGTCATATGTAGCAAGTCCGCCCATTTGTGTTGAACCACTTAGTAAGTATGTATTTGTAAATGCTAAGTTAAATGGTTCAAAGTTTGAGGCACCGCCACCGTTGCCGCTACGTGATCCAATTGACCGCCTATATAATTTACGCACTTCAATAACTTCATTTGGTAGTATGTATTCGTTTTGATCTTCGACTAAACTTAAAAACAAGTACGACTCTTCTACAGCATGATCTGTTCTTTGTCTATACTTTGTTAGAGCTTTTGTTAACGCAGATTCATAATGTATTGGATCAAGTTCAACATCAACCATGCCTCCGCCTAAAAATGCGTTAACGTAGTCAAATATATCTTGTCTTTGTGTGCTTATACTTGTTGTCATATGTTTTGTTCTCCAATAGTATTTATCGTTAAGATAGATATACATAACGATAAATATAACTATGCCAAGACTTAGTTTATATAAACCCGAAAGAGGCAACGATTACAAATTCATGGATAACCGTATCTATGAAATGTTTACTATTGGCGGTACTGATGTGAATATTCACAAATATGTAGGTACTGACGATGGTGACGTTGTTAAAGATAACACTCAGATTCAAGATATTCTGTTTTTAGAAAATAGAGACAGAAAATATGATTCAGACATCTATACAATTAGAGGCATATACAATGTACAAGACATCGATTTTGACCTAAGTCAATTTGGTTTGTTTTTAACTAATGACACATTGTTTATGACTATACACATTACTACAAGTGTTAAAGCACTTGGTAGAAAAATAATGAGTGGAGATGTTATAGAACTACCGCATTTAAAGGACGAGCATGCAGAAAATGATTTTGCTACTAGTTTAAAAAGATACTATGTAGTAGAAGATGTAAACAGAGCTGCAGAAGGATTTAGTCCAACGTGGTTTCCGCATTTATATAGAGTTAAATTAAAGCAAATTGTTGATAGCCAAGAGTTTGCAGATATATTAGAAACTCCAGAAGATGAAGATATCTTTATGGGGGATTACGCCATAGCATCTACATACGAAATTGGCCAAGTTGTAAAGTATAAGGGCAAGCTATATGAAGCAACGTCACAGACGCAAGGTAACACACCTACAGACGTTTTAAATTGGGCAGCGTATAGTGACAACACCCTAAGGGATTTACTAAGCACATACGAAAATGAAAAAGCAATAAACGATGCTGTACTTACAGAAGCCGAAGCAGATGCTCCTAAGTCAGGATACGACATAGGGCATTATTATACACTTGACACTGATGACTCAGGTAAGGCAGTAGTAAGCACCGTTGCTGATCCAACCGCAAGTTCACCAGGTAGAACAGGCTATGCAGGATACTTAATTGAAGCCGGGCAACCACCTAACGGAGCAGCTTTTGGAAGTGGTACTAGTTTCCCTGCTATTAACGAAGCAGGAGATTACTTTTTACGTACAGACTTTTTACCAAATAGACTGTTTCAATATGATGGATCTAGATGGATTAAAATGCAAGATAATGTTAGAATGACAATGACTAATACTAACGATAGAAAAACACAGATTGGCACATTTATTAATAATACAAATACTGATGTTATTGGTGACGAAACTGTTTCAGAAAGACAAGCTCTAAGTAAAGCACTTAGACCCAAAGCGGATGATGTATAATGCAATTTTTTTATGATGCACAAATTAGAAGGTATATTACTCAACTTATAAGGATGTTAAGTAATTTCCAAGTGCAAGACGGGCACGGAAATGAAAAACAAGTTCCTGTTATGTACGGAGATTTAACACGACAAGTTGCTAATATATTAAGAGACAATTCCGAAAACAAAATACCAACAGCACCGCGTATGGCTGTATATGTAACTGGCCTAGAAATGGATAGAGACAGAACAGCTGATTCTAGCTTAATAAGCAAAAGACATGTACGTGAACGCACATACAATAGTACTACTGGAGAGTATCTTAACACACAAGGTAAAAACTACACTGTAGAACGTCATATGCCGGCACCATATACACTTAAATTAACCGCTGATATATGGGCTAGTAATGCTGAACAGAAATTACAAATATTAGAACAAATATTAATATTGTTTAATCCTAGTTTTGAAATACAAACTACAGATAATTATTTAGACTGGACTAGTTTAACTGTTGTAAATATGGAAGGCATTACATTTAGTTCTAGATCAATTCCAGTCGGAGTAGACAGTGAAATAGATGTTGCAAGTTTACAATTTAGTACACCTATATACTTAACACCACCTGCTAAAGTTAAACGCTTAGGAGTAACAACAAGCATTATATCTAACATATTTAACGAACAAAGTGGTGACATTAACTTAGGTGCTACTATAGCAGGACAAATAGATGGTACAGAACCTACATTTGTAACTAGGGTCAATACTAAACCTATAACTGGCAATGGTGAAGATGACGGAAGTACTCGAACTGTCGATGATGGCGAATTTCCAAATACAGGCACAGGTCAAATGGACTTTGATACTAAGAGACTGTTTGATAAAACAAGTGTTAGTAGTACATTCCAAAATTATGGACTTAGTGTGCAAGACGATGTTGCACAACTAGTGTGGAAAAATAAGGTTGGCGAAGTTAGTTGGAAAGAGCTTACAGAAGCATACCCAGGTACATACCAAGCCGATGTTAGTAGAATACTATTAAAGTCAACAGCCACTGACAACTATATTACTGGTACATTTACTATTAATCCGTTAGATGACACTAAAATAGTTATTAACTTTGATAGTGATACATTACCAGACGATACTGTTATTGCTGGTCCTGCAAGAAGTACAAATAGTTTTACTACGATAGACTATATTGTTGATCCGCTAAGATTTAATCCTAACAATGTAAAAGAATCAGGAATACGTTTGCTCATTTTGTCTGACATAGGTAGTACTGACAACACTGATGGTCCTGACGCTTGGAAAAATACAAACGGAACAGACTTTATTGCTAATGAAAGTGATATCATTGAGTGGGACGGTGCAAATTGGCATATTGTGTTTGACGCAAGTGGAGCCGATGACGGAAGTACTGGTTCGCCAGCAACATATACAAGTAACTTGAATACAGGCATCCAATACAAATGGAATGGTGAATTTTGGATTAAGAGTTACGAAGGAGAATACTCAGGAGCGACCTGGACCATACTACTTGATGCATAATTATTAGTATGAAAGAGATTGTTTGCAGTGGAGCATTATTCTACTCCTTAGCCACAGAAAGATTTTTGTTTTTACATAGGACAGGAAATAAGTCTAATATTTCTTGGGGGCTTGTTGGTGGCACAAATGAGAATACTGAAACTCCTTGGGAAGGCCTTAAGCGAGAAGTCACAGAAGAAATAGGCAATGTAGAATATACCAAAGTTCTTCCATTAGAAAGTTTTGTTAGTAATGACAATCACTTTTCCTTTCATACATATTTAATTGTGGTAGAAAACGAATTTATTCCAACACTCAATCATGAGCATGATGGTTATGCCTGGGTTACTACAGGGCAATGGCCAAAGCCGTTACACCACGGGTTAAGAAATACGTTACAAAATAAAACAATACAAAGTAAGTTAAGAACGATAATTGAAGTATTAAAGGTAATAGACGAAAATGGCTGACGTACAAAAACACAGTTGGGGACACGAATTAACAATCGCTAGGACTAATGATTATTGTACAAAGATACTTGCATTTAAAGGTGTAGGAAGTAGAACTAATTTTTTCTTTAATGTTAAAAAGGAAAAAACTTGGTTTGTTAATACTGGTAATTTTAAACTAAGGTGGATTGACACTGATACAGGAAAGTTATTTGAGACTGTATTAGCCGAAGGACAGACTCATCATGTATTGCCATTAATGCCGTGTTGTTTAGAGTCAATGGTAGCCGATAGTTCTATAACAGAATCCAGCAACGGTGATTTTGAAAAAGATAGCTTTGTAGTGTTACCTTCAACAAATATAGGATAAAAGATGTTTCCAAGATTAACAAAATCCGAAAAATGGATTAAAGATATTACTAGATATAAAGCGGCAAGTAATAACCTAGACGAAGGTAAACTAAAAACTAAATTAGACGAATATATTAATACATTTGAAGCACTAAGTTTAGAAATAGATGTAGGTCATCAAAGCGGTAGTGGCGGATATATTAAGCCAAGACAATTAATTGATATCAAACATAATTTACTTACTACTAAAGAAAAACTTGATTCAATAGTAAGACAATTAAAGTAGTGATATACGTTTAATAGTTATAGCACCTACCATCGAAGGGTGCAATGTGCATTGATACCTATAATTTCCTGATATAGTTTCCGGAACTTCCCAATACAACGTACCAGTGTCTTGCCCTTGTGCGTTTGATCCAGTTGTAACATTACCAATAATATCAATATGAACTAATCCAGTATTGTATGCTGTACCAGTACCATCTTGTATTTCAAATGGGTGGCCGCCTACTTGGCCTAAATCAAATGCTATAGTCATGCCGCCTATTGCAAATAATGTTGGATTGTTTCCACTATATCCATGACTATCAACTGTGTATGCTGAGTTACCTGCATTATTCATTCTAATCATAGCCATTGCAGGCATATAAACTTTATCAATTGTTCTGTCTATACGTACAACTTCTTCTAGATCGTCCCACTTGCTTACACCTAGTGTTGCAGGCATGTCAATGCGTACATTATTACCTGTTACAGTAGTATTAATATTTGTGCCACCAGCGACAGTAAATGACGAAGTTGTTGTAGCAGCTGTTAATGATCCAGCGTCACCAAATATTTGTGTAAACACATTTTGATCTGGGTCGCCACCGCCACCACTTACAGTATCTGGGCCCCATGATGCACCGTCCCATACTAATGCTTGCCCAGTTGATGGACCTGCTGAACTAACATCTGTAAGATCTGACAGGCTAGCTGATGTACTTAATGCATTTGTAATTCCGTAGCCCGCAATAGTTGTAGGCTTAGTTCCTAAGTCTGCAAAGTTTACAACAGCATCTGTAATTCCATAGCCTGCAATAGTTGTAGGTACGTTTGCTAGATTTAAAAATGAACCATCAAATGCATCTGTAATACCATAACCTGCTATTGTAGTGGGCTTACCTGTTAATGATGCAAACGTTTTGTCGAATAATAAAGTTGTAGTGTCTGTTAGATCACTCAAGTCTGCTGGTATTGTGGGTGTATTTTGTAAGTTATTATAGTTTAAGAAATATGTACTATCCTGTCCATCAAGTGTATCAGCGTCAGTACCGCCACCACCTGTTGTTGAGTCAAGTCCTGGAGACCATTTTGCGCCGTCCCATTTTAATACATTGCCGGCTGCTGGTGTTGTGTTTACTGTGTCAACATCTGTGAGGTCGTTAATTGTAAGTGTCGGTATTGTTCCGTTAATTGTAACAGTTGATCCTGATATTGCTGTTGTTACATTTGTTCCGCCTGCAATAGTAATAGCATCTGTAGTCGATGCCGCATTAATTTGCCCAGCATCTGCGTTAACTGTTGTAAATACATTTTGGTCAGGGTCTCCAACACTTCCGCCAAAGTCAATAGTAACTTCGTCACCTACTATTGCTGTAGTTATTCCTGTTCCGCCTTTAATATTAAACGAATCATTTTCAGCGTCTGCTGTAGTAGTACCCGTGTCAGCTGTAAATGTTTTAAAGACGTCAGGTGCCTCGACAGTTATCCCGCCGCCTGATATAACAACCCAAGACGTTCCGTCCCATTGCCATGTTGTTGTGCCGTCTGTGAATGTTTCAAGTGCATCTGGTGCGCTTGGAAAGTTAAGTGCCATTATTGTAAGCCTCCACTAATATTTATCGTTCCTGTAATAGCCCAAGGTGTGTTTGATCCGTATCTGCTGTATAACATTCTATTAGGGCCGCCTAATAATGAATTTTCATAATCTTCATAGTCTGTTTCAGATCCTGTAGTACTTATAACTGATTTAGAATCGCTAATTACTTTATCTTTTAACTGTTCTGGAGTTAAGTCTGGTTGTACTTGTAAATGCAATGCACATACTCCTGCAACTTGTGGCGATGCCATACTTGTGCCACCAATACTCATTATTTTGTATGTAGAGTCACCAGGATAATCAAGTAACGTGTAGAGGGCATCTGCAAGCACACTAGACGTACTCATTATATTGTCGCCCGGTGCGTATATGTTTATTGCTGGGCCTCTTGTAGAACTGCCAGCTATTTTATCAACACCCAAATTTACTTCGGCATCTATGTTACCTACCATAAATGCATCATTACTAAAAGGCGAACTGCCTCTATGATATTGGTATGTTGATCCGCCAAATACTACACTGTTATTATAATCAGTACCAGTTGGTAAATCTGCTTTATATCTATTATTACCTGCTGCTATACATACATGTATTCCAGCATCAATCATATCTTCAATTTCTGCATCAACTGACGGTACTCTAACGGGTAACGTCATAGAACCAAAGAACGTTCTGCTAACTCCTGTTGCTGCCCAAAGGTCAGCTCTAGTAGTATAGTCAGATCCATAATTCCAAGGAGTTCCCCTATATGTTCCACTTGTAGGGTCTACAGTTTGTTTAGATCCATATCCCCAACTCATATTAACTACTGTAGGACGTCCGTTACTTTTAGCATTATGCCATAATCTAATAGCGTCAAAAGCAGATGCTATAGGAATACCTGTTCCGTCTGATCCCGATAATGTTTCTAATCCTGCAAGTTTTTGCGAATATACATCAGCACCTTTAGCCCACCCGTATGTTTTACCTGCAGCAATTCCTGCACAATGAGTACCGTGGCC